TCTGGTCTGGCTGGTCCGGCCAGCGCGACCTGGGCGTGGACCGCCGAGATCAGCAGCAGGATGACGAGCAGGGCTCGACGCATGGCGGCACCTCCCGGGTGTGCGAGAGCGCCCCGCTGCCGGGCGAAGGCCGACGGCGGGGCGCAGCCCGGATGACGACACCGGGCCAGGGCGGGCAAGCACGAGGAGGAGTGCGGCTTGCCAGTAGGTGGGCTAGCGCCGCGGTCCGGGCCGGCGCTCGGCGCGCGGCGCGAGCCGGATGCCCTTGTCCTCGGACGGACCATGGACGGCCTTGTCGGCCGGCGCTGGACGCTCCTTGGCGGACGAGGAAGAGGAGGGCCGCTGGCCCTCCTTTCGGGTCTCGCGATCGGTCATGCCGATCAGTTCATGCCGAGCTGCTTGAGGCGGGCCGCCCGAGCCGCCGCCTCAAGGGCGGCTGTCTCCTTGGCGACCTTCTCGTCGGCCACCCGCTGCTCGGCCTGGGTGTCCATCATGGCCTGCATCTTCGGGTGCTTCTTGGCTGCCTTGATGTACTCGGCGGCGTCGCCCTCGTTGACCATCCAGCGCGCCTCGAGCGAGCCGGTGGGGACGACCTTCTTGCGTGGCGCGTCGAGCGCGACCATGCTCATGACTTCTCCCAGGTGTGCTTCGCGCCCATCTCGGCGCGGACGTCCATGACGACGTCGCGGTCGACCTCCGTCGCGGCGGCGACCTGCGCATCGGACGCCGTCGGCGTCTCGATGATCTGGTCACGCACCTTGGCGCGATCGTCCTTGGCTTTGGCCTTGGCCATGTTCGGGACCTCCTCTCAACCGGCGGGCGGAACGACGAACAACACGACGTCGAACACGCCGGCGGTCAATGCCGCGGTGGCGATGACGGCCGAGATGTTCCGGTCGGCGGTGGTTTTGACGTGGGTGCCCGCGGTGAGGGCGCCGGTCGTGAGCGCCGGCAGGATGTTCTTGCGACCGGCGGTCCACGACGCCACGGCGACGGCCGTCAGGATGTCGTTGGCACCCTCGACCTGGCAGGCGATCGTGGCCCCGCCGCCGGACGTCAGCTGGGTCAGCACATCGACGTAGCCGCCGATGACGATCGATCCGGACGGGATCGGCGTGCCGGCGGTCAGCGCGATGGTCGAGACCGCGCCGCCGTCGACCGCAAAGTCGTAGCGGCCGCGGACCAGCAGCGCCGCACGGACGAGCTGGTCCTGCGGCAGCAGGAGCGGGTTGATAGGCATCAGATGCCCGTCACCTGGACGAACGCCGCGGGCCGGTAGACCGCGAACGCCAGGCGCTCGTAGATCAGGACCGCGGCCTTCCGCTCGGTGAAGAACGTCGAGTGCTCGGTCGAGATCTCGATCGTGGCGCCCTGCCGGCGGAACACCTGGGCGTACGGGCGGAAGGCGCCGACGAGCCCGGTGTTCTGGGTGATCGAGTTCGAGATCCGGGCCATGAGGCCCCAGATCCGCTCGGGGCCGGCCTCAGACGGGCTGCCCCAGATGTACACGCCGTCGATGGTGCGGAGCAGACGCACGTCCTGCCAGTCCTGGGCGTGGAACACCGCACCCGTGGGCTCGGCGTCGCCGGTCGTGCGACCGAGCACGATCGCCTTGTAGACCGCATCGGGCACGGGGTCCGAGCCCTTGGCCTGGGTCTGGATGCCCGACGTGTTGAGGATGCCGCGCAGGTTCGGCGTGGTGCCGTTGCCGGTGAGCAGCTGACCCGAGCGGCGGATGTTGACCATGTGGCCGAGGCGCCCCTCGACGTAGCTCTGCAGCCCGGAGTTGTCACCGAGCGTCCGGCGCGTGACCGGGATGAACGTCGAGATCTCCTGGACGGGGAACGTCCGAAGGGTGAAGTCGAGCGCCGACTCGGGCGCGGCCGATCCCTCCGCGGTCTCTGCCGCGGCGTTGGTGAAGGTCGTCTCCTCGTAGAACTCGATCGTGTCCGAGTCCGTGCTGCCGGGCAGGAACAGATCGGTCACGTCGGCCAGGAACTGGGCCGAGGGCACGACCGCCTGGCGATCGGCCTGCGGCGCGATGTCGGCCGACGTCAGGAGCGTCTTCACGCCCGACGCCACGAGCAGATTGGCGTACTCGGCCTCGCTCAGCTCGTAGCTGACCGAGCCCGACCCGCCGCCGGCGATGCGCTTGAGGTCCTCGCCCTTGGTGGAGAAGACGTCCTTGAGCTCGCGGGCCTTGGCCCCGCCGGCGTCGGACGGCGAGCCGAGACCGTCGGGCGGCATGGTGGGTCGCAGGTTGCTGAGACCCTTCAGCGCCTGGTCGTTGTCCCAGGCGGACCTCTCGAGCGAGACCGCGTCGTCGTAGGCCTGGGCCTTCTCGCCGATCGCGCTGTTCAGAGCCTGTGCCTGGCCGACCCAGTCGCCGCCCTTGTAGCCCTCGAACTCACCCGCAGCGGTGGTCTTCTTGTTGGCCGTGAAGAGGTCAGCCACCTCTTTGCGGAGCCTGGCCAGCTCGTCGCCCTTGGCTCGGGTCTCGGCGGACGGCACGAACTCGGCCACCGGGCCGCCGGCCAGGACCAGCCCGCCAGTGGCCGTCGTCGCGTCGATCGCGCCGGCGGCGTACAGCGTGAACAGGACGGCCACGATCCCGAGGATCAGCAGCGTCCGTCGCGAGAACGTGTGGCCGGCGAGCGTCGGCAGTCCGTAGCTGCCGAACGCGGAGACCGGGCCAGCGAATCGCTGGAACGGGATGTCGCGCATCGGGGTCCCTCTCTGTGGGTGGGGGCGTGTCAGATCGACACGCCGAGGAAACGGGCTTCCTCGAGCAGGGCATCGACCTGGAACGCGGCGTCGGCAAGCCGAGCGCCCTTCTCCGGGTCGGTCTCCTCGAGGAGGGACCGCAGGTTGGTCGTGGCCTCTTCGAGCTCGGACGCGAGGGCGCCGAGGCGCTCGCGCTCCTTGCCCGTGAAACCGCGCTTCTCCTGGGCCCTGAACTGGGCGCGATCCTTCGATCGCACCCCGATCGCCTTCACCGTCTCCAGTCCCAGAGCCAGGTGGTCGGCGTACGACAGGTCCGCTCCCGGACTGCCGGTCTTGATCGCGCGCGTGTGGGTGCCGATCCCGGCGCCCATCAGGACGGGTGACACCTCGAAGACGTCGAGCGTCTTGAGCACCCGGATCTGCTGACCGTCGCGCTGCTCGAACGCATAGTCGATCGGGTCGTAGCCGTAGCTCCACTCCTGGAGCTCGGCCATCGACTTCACGGTCGCGTGCGCGTTCTTGCCCTGCTCGGTGTCGAGGAAGAAGCGGCCTTCGAAGATGGCCCAGTCGCCCTCCTCGCGGATGGCGCCCTTGCCGGTCGGCAGCTCGCCCATCCACGAGGTGTGGCCGTAGGCCGACATCGGGACCGTCTTCGACGGGAAGGCTCCCGGCAGCGTCAGGTCGCCGTCGCGGTCGACGACGTTGAGCTGGGCGAAGGCGACCGTCACCGCGCCCGCGTCGTCGACCTTGACCTCCGACGGGGTGAACGTCTTGCGAGCGTGCTCGATCGACGTCCTCTTGAGCTCGATCCTGCTCATGCGGTCACTCCTGCGGCAGTGCCGTTTCGTTCGTCGCTCGGGCGCGACATCGTCGTGGTGGTGATCGAGCCGTCCGGGTTGACGGTCGTCATCGAAAGGGGGAACCGGTACAGGTCGCCGCCCGGGAACTTGTCCCAGTCCTCGAGCTGGGCGATCTTGTCGCCGTTCATGAAGCCGTTGTTCATGCCGAGCGCGTACGACTCGAAGCGTGTCTTGAGGTCCGCCCGCTCGAGCGCGGCGACGTTGAACTTCGCGAACAGGTTGCCGCCGGCGCCGGTCCACTCGTCGCCCAGGAGCTGCTGGCCGATGGCCTGCTCCCAGCGCACGATCCAGGGCAGCAGCGTGTACTTCACGAACTCGAGCGCCTGGTGCTCGATGTTGGAGAACGTCGCTCGGTCGAGGTCGGCCAACATGTGTGGCGGGATCCGGAACCAGCGCGCGATCTCGGTGACCTGGTGCTTGCGCGTCTCGAGCCACTGAGCGTCGTCATTGGGCATCGACACGCTGATCGGCTTGAGCCCCTCCTCGAGGATCCATGGCTCCCAGGCGTTGGCCAGGCCGACCTTGTCCTCGTTGATCTGTTCCTTGAGGTGCGTCCACGAGTCCTCCGAAAGCTGGTTGTCGGTGCCCAGGAAGAAGCTCGTCGTGGCGCCCTTGCCGAAGAAGCTGCCCCCGTGCTCCTCGGTGGCCAGACCAAGCCCGATCGTCTCGCGCGCCATCCGAATGACCGAGTAGCCGGTGACCCCGTCCCAGCCGAGCCCCGGCAGATGGAATACGTCGTTGCGGTGGAGCTCGCGGCGCTCGCCGTTGTGCCGGGTGTAGGTGTAGATGACCTCGCCACGGTCGTCGCGCCGGAGGTCCATGCGCTCGGGCGCCAGCGGCCACAGCTGGCGCAGGTTGCCGGTCCCGTCGCGCACCTTCAGTGCATACCCGCCGCCCCACGTCGCAACGTGGGTCGTGGTGACCTCCTTGAACGTGTAGGCCGTCATCTGCGGGTTTGGCGCGTCGTGCACGAGACGCTGGACCGGGTGGCCCGTGGCGACGGTCCTCGAGGCGTCGGGCCCGAGCCGGAGGATGCTCACCGGCATCGTGGCCATCGATTCGGACAGGATCCGAACGGCCGACCAGAAGGCGGCGTAGCGCATCGCCTTGTCGGTCGTGATCGAGATCCCCGATACCGAGCGCCCCGCGCCGAGCTGCAGGATGTGGGCGCCGGCTGCCAGCGTCCCGATGCCCTGATCGAACGCCTTCACGGCGGCGCGCGCGAACATCCCCATCAGCGCGCGCCGAAGCGGACGGTGGCGATGAGACCGACACCGAGGGCGATGGGCGCGAGGATCGCTCCCCACGGCGCCGGCGCCTGGCCGAGGCCGTAGGCGACGAACGCCAGGCCGGCGATCGCCAGAGCGTCAGGGGTGAGCCCGCCCGCGCGGGCGATGACGCGGCGCAGTCTGGTCATCAGCTCTCCTGGACTGCGTCGTCCGTCTCGTCCTCGTCGCCCCGGAGATCGCTCAGGCGGCGTGGCCCGCGCCGGTCGTAGACCGACGGGGCTGTGGCCTCCGGCATCAGCGCGACAGCCTCAGCCGCGAGCACGTCGGCGACCGCACCGTCGATGCGACCGTGGTCCTCGCCCTTGATGAGGACGTACAGCGTCCGGCCGTCGCCCTGCTCCTCGGTGACCCGGCCGGCCCGCCGCTTGTGGGCGGCCAGGACATGCCTCGTCGTCAGGTCGTCGTCATCGTGCGTGAGCGTCCCGGCCTGCAGGCCGGTCAGCCAGCGATCGACCGCCTTGGCGAACTTCGACTCCTGGTTGGTGTCGAAGGCGACCACCCGCTCGACCCGCTTCCTGTGACGGTCGCGGATGGCGTACAGATCAGCCCAGTTCTCGAGCTCGGTCCGCCAGCGGGGCGTGTCACCGAGCATCAGCCCGACGTCCATCGTGGCGAACAGCTCGGCCACGGACTGGTTGACCGCCCTCCGGTCGACCTCCCACATGTCCTTGTCCGGATGCTCGGCGAGCCACCGCACGAGCTCGTCGCCGAGCGGCTTTTCCCACGACTCCCAGATGAACGAGTAGCCGTCCTCGGTGCGGCCCCGGATGACCGTCGCGTCCTGGCTGATCGAGCCGTCGAACCCGACCCCGACGCGGGTGCCAGCCGGAGGTCGGCCGCGGTCCCGCTTCTGGGCCTCCCAGAGTCGGGGGTCGACAGCCCGGCCGGCGCCCGGGGTGCGCC